GGCGTAATCATACGAAACAATGATTTAAGTTGCTTTGCACGAGTCATATCGGCGACAGATTTTTCATTCAGCGCATCTTCAACTTCCTTTTTAGAAGCTAGATTACCGATCGAATCAATTAGAATCATTACATGATCGCCGCGTTCGATATTCTTTAATTGAGTCATTATATCAAACTTAAGTTCTTCAATATCCGTAATAGGTGTATGGACAACAGAATTAAGATCAATACCGAAAGTTTCAAAATAAGACTGAGGCGTACCGAACTCTGAATCGTAAAATAGAATTATACCATCTTTATATTTCTTAAGAAAAGCCGAAGCAAGTAGAAGCGAAAAGCCGGACTTGAAATGTTTAGAAGGACCGGCAAGCATTGTTAGGCCCGGAGTAATACCGCCATCAATAGAACCAGACAACGCAACGTTAATCATTGGAACTGATGTTGGAATCATATCTTTCTTAGTGAAAATTTTACTATCAATTAGACTCGCTGTAAGATCTATTGTACTGTTTTTAATAAGTTTTTCTTTAAGTGACATTGTTTACCTCTTATTTACGTATTATTAGTATAACTTATGTTTTGCAAAATATCAACTGTTAATATAGTCATCCATCTTCTTAATGAAGTCTTTAATTTTCTTTTCTCTATCAGGCCAAACAATCGTATCCTTTTCAGGATTCTTCATCAAATTATTAAGCAAAGGCATGATCATTTTGCGTAACCCTTGAGCTTTGTCCTCGACATTTGATTTTATTTGGTTTTGTATTTCGTTACTATCGGAAAATGTAAACCCGAAATCGTCTTCAACTTCTTTATTTTCAATCATAGTTTTTCCTTTTAGTGGTTTGTCTTGATATGGGCAATTTCTTTTACCACAATCTTTTTTATCATCATCAAAACAAACAAAACAACCCCGATCTTGACTCATCCAAAAAAATCCTCCAACGTTGATCTTTGTTCTGCTTCCCAACCAATAACATCGGTTATAGACTTCAATGGTTCCAAAAACGATTTATTGAATTGCATATCACGATCTATATAATTATCAAGGTTAAATTGTTCGGGTAATAGATCAGAAGTCGCGATAACTGTGTCTTGAACGGGATTAGGTATCTTCAAATATGCAAATCTAATTTTATCTCCATCAGAAAGAGGAGGTATATTCGTAATATTATGCTTTTTGAGCATATTATTGAATAATAGAGCTCCCTTAACCTGAATTGGAGTTCCTTTCTTGTAGATATCAGCGGAATCTTTATACTTGTTTATTCCTTTCAATCCTCTTGGAAAAGCTACATCCTGAAACGGTAAAGAAGCAAATTCATTTCTAAATTCCTCAATGAATTTTTGTAGAGAAGCTTGATCCTCGTTCATTATTATACTAAGAGCTTTCTTAATATTTTCGCGGCAAGCATGTGGTGTTGAAGAACGAACAGCTTCAATACCAGACAATTTCAACTTGGGCTTATCATATTGAACACCTTCAACATTCCAAGCGTTAAGAATATACATCTTCTTACCACGCCAAATACCTTTGTTGGCAATGGTTTCACGCTTCATCTGCATCTTCTGCTGATAAGCATTCATCATTCCAGCAAGTTCGTCATAACAAATATCAAGATATGGTTGAATCTTTTTTTCGCAGAATTGATCGATCAACTTAACAGCTTTAAGCTCATCGCTGCCTTCAGGAATCAGTCGTTCAAATGTAACATAGATAGAATCAGTATCAGAAGCGATAACGTAATCAACATTTTCAGTCTTACAAATCTTATTCATAAACTGATTCATCTTATTGATAATAAATTTAATTGTTAATTGACCTGACGAAGTAATAGATTCTGCATTATCAAAGTTAAACCAACGAAAATACATATTAGACAAGGCTCCATAAAAGCTGTTGAGTTGAATTTTTTTGGCCATTTGGAGATTATTATATCTAGAAACTAATTTTTCATCTTCCTTGCTTTTGGTTTTTTCATATCTTTTTTTAGTCTCAATCATCAATTTTTTATATTTCGACCTGTCATCGAACATTTTTTGCATAAGCGCCGTTGCAAAACCATGAGAATCATTTTTATATAAACAACCGTTTGCAGTCAAAGAATAACCTTCTATTTTTGGCGTCGTTTTATTTTTAAATATAAAAGAGTTATCATAAGATTCAGGTCGAATGTCATCTAACATTTTTTCCAGAGTATACAATTCTTCATCAGTTAAATTTTCTAAAATGTTCATTTCTCCACCTAATTGCTCTAGTTACATTAGAATTTATTCGACCATCTTTAGCGTAATAATTCTGTTTAGATAACCAATTATTAAATTCTTCTTCGCTCATATTGATATATTTGTATTTGGTCTTTTTTCTTTGTTCAGATATTTTTTCTAACTTTTCTTTTGAACATGGTGCAGATAATCTATTTTTGGGATAATTTATTTTCATACCCGTCTTTTTTTCTCTCATTTTTTCTATACCTTTTAGTATAGTTTTTCTATCTGCACCGAAATAAGCCTTTCCAATCATATCAACTCGTTTTTTACCTTTTTTAGATTCAACGACTGCAGTTCTAGCCGATTCATATAGATAAGAATTATTGAAAATTTTTTGTCTATACGTATCACCTTTTCCATAAATCATCCAATGAAAAGCCATGGCCATTTTCCTAGTTTTTTCGTCTTCTGATCCATAACGTTTACGAAATATTTTCCATAAAAGTTTATGAGAAATGTAATGTTCTCTTAAAGTTAAAGGAACTACGAAATCATTTGGACCATAAATTGACACGGGAAAAACATGATGATATTCGTATAATTTTCTGTCTATTTCTTTTCTATTTTTCGCTCTTCTTATAATTAAAATATATTTCTTTAAATAATTCATAAATTTACTCCATTTAAAGAGTATTTAGGTCAAACCGCGTCTTTTCTTCTCTCTTTCAATCATTTCTTTTAATGTTTTTTTGTTTATCATTTTTTCGGGGCTAATATTATATTGTTGAATTAAACTTGGGTATAGAGATGTTAAATCAAAAGAAACAACCCACCTACTCAAACCAATCTTTGGTTCCTTGACGTATCCACCAACCAAACTATCAAAATTAGATTGTTTCTTGAACTGAGGAATAACAATACCTTGATCAAGTAGATAATTATGAATAATAACATCCCAAGGACGCACAGTTGTCATTGTATCATTGTAATTTACCTTGGCGTCATATGCCAAAGCCATTACTTGTTCAAGAAACTTCATTTTATCGTCAAGACGTTCAACCAGAACGCAGTCATGAATATTATATTCAATAAACTTTTGAAAGTCGTCTCTATAGAATGTTAGGAAGTTTTTATGTTCTGAGTGATCAATTTTCTTTTCGCCCAATTCAATCTGAGCAATATAATCGAGTTTATAAGATTCCTGATTACCAAATGTAAATTTACGATACAATTGATAATAATCAAGAACAGCTATGCCAGCGGGAGTGAAACTTTGATTTTCCTTACCACGAAATTCGACGGTCTTTTCATCAAGAATAAACCAAGGCGAAAGACGCTTTGCTTCCTTTTCATTGAACAGAACACGAATACGATTAACCAAATATGGAATGTCGAAAAATTCTATATTCCAACCAGTAACAATATCTAGGTCAAGAGACATCCAACAAGACAAAAACTTCTGAAGTAATTCGTGTTCGTCTTGACATTGAATATAGAAAGTTTTATTGTCCTTCGGAGTAAACTTACCACAGCCAAAGACAAAGTTTTTATTATTAAATCTCACTGTTATGGCTGTGATTTCTTTGTCCGCTTTTTGAATATCAGGAAATCCTTCATCAGCGGCGCACTCGATATCAAGAATGCCAATCTTAACCAGATTAGGATCGTAATCAATATCACCTTTGAACGTGTCGTAGATGAAAGTATAAACGAATGAATTAAGCCCGTATATTTCCATATTCGCTACATCTTCATAACGATTAACGAAATCACGAGCATCTGAAATATCATCGAACATCATCTTCTCAACGGGTCTACCATCAAGAGTTTTATATTTACCATTACTTTTTTGAATAAACATATAAGGTTTGTAGTTGACGACTTCTTTAACTCTCAAACCTTTATCGTAACCTTGGTAATAAATTCTATTACCACGCTGAAAAACACTAGTGTAAAACATCAAATCTCCTTTTGCAATCCGGCCAAAATTAGCCCACAGATGCTAATAATATAGTATACTATAGATTATGTATTAGTCAAGCTTCTTGTTTTACTTCTGTATTAAAATAGAAAAACCAATTTTGCGCTTTTTTTCCTCTATACTGTTGTTGTGTAGCGGAAGCGGGTCTTTCGTAATATTTACATGCAATAGCACCAGCATCATATGGAGTTGTTGCTGTTTTAATTTCTACCAACGCGCGATGTTCTGAATGTTGTAATTCCCACCAGACACCATTCAATTGATCTTCCAAAGAAGGCAATTTAGTAATATCAATACCACAACCTTTTTTAATTAATTCGCATCTATCAGCATGTAATTGATGAAGTCCAAAGGCTTTACCTTTATCACCAACTGCCGATGGATTTAGTGAACTTTCCGCATCAGCTTGAGCCAACATTCCACAAGCTTGTGGTTTAGTTAGACCAACTGAAAGCCAGAATTGATATATTTGTTTGGCGTTATCGTAATAATATTTTGACATTATTTAATTCCATGAGCAACTTGATCTGCGTAAGGATCGTAATTCTTATCAGGATACCAAGTACCAGCAAACAATGCATTCTGACGAAATACAGGAATACGTTGTACGTGGTCCCAATCATGAAATGAATGATGTTCGGCGGGTGTTCCCCAATCAAACCCAGAAATTAATCCAACCTTACGACACATTTGTTGAAGAAATGTATAATGTTCGCCATTAGGATCAAATTTACCATTAATAAGCAATTGTAGATCAACGGCCACACCATATCCGTGACAACCCACCTTTTTAAGTTGTGTTGCGCCATTTCTATAACATTCTCCCTGTCTGGCTTGTGATCTAAACGTTTCGCCAACTCTTAATTCGTGACCGGCTTCGTGTGCTAAAACTATAAGTTTAGCAACAGCAACTCTAGTTCCGGGTTCAAGTAAAGAAATATCTTTAATTATGGCTGTAGAATTAAATCTTGGATCTTTTTTGATAACATCGGTGTAAAATGACATAACAATCTCCTAGTAAAAATCTAAGAGTATTTATTCACTTTCCTTCATCATTGATTTATGAACGATATGATAAATTTCGTATCTATTGATACCCATATCAGCCAATTCTCTATCAGATAGATTATTAAGTTCAGATATGGCTCTATTAAATCTTACTATCTTTAATAAGTTTTCTACTATGTAATTAAAATAATTATAGAACATTTGTTTTCCTTTCAAACGCAAAAAAGGGAGGGTTTGCCACCCTCCCAGAAGTAATATGTAATATTCAATCATTTTTCGATTGGAATATTCATAAGTTTCTTTGCTTCAATCATTGCGTCCAATGTAATTTGAAGCATACCGTTAATATACTTTGCATTATTAACAGTAACGTTGTCGTTCAACGTAAACTTACGTTCAAAAGGCTTTTCGGAAATGCCCTTGTAAAGATAATCATCGGTTTTCTTATCATCTTGGTTCAATTTACCTTTGACAATAAGCTGATTGTCTTCAAGAGTAACACTTAGTGCACTTTCAGGGAAACCAGCAACAGCGATTTCAATTTCGTACTTTTTTTCTGAAAGTTTCTTAATGTTGTATGGGGGATAACTTGTTGATATTGTATTCGCAATATCCTTATGAACCTTTTGTAGTGTGTCAAAAAGACGATCAGAACCTACAAAATATTTGTCCATATCAACGAATTTAAAATTAGTCCATGGGTTAGTCATATTTTTCTCCTTTTCAGCAAGATTAAATTTTTATGGACCCTCTCAGCATCCACATATTATATAGGTTACATTAATGAATTTTCAACCCATCAATGCAACTTTTTTCCATATGTTTCCTTACAAAAACAATAAAGAAGCATCTTATCATAATCATAAAGGAACATAGGTGTAAGATTGGCTGCTCTATACTCTTCAGATGTAGCCAACATTCTTTGAAATGAACTATTAGCTCCTGAATATTCAGCGGCTTTCGTTACAACGTATTCAGGAACTTCGATTAACTTGTTGTCACTCAAGTCCAAAGACCTCCGTAATATTTACCGAAGAGCCTAAAGCCATTGTTGGCGCGATTATTTAACTCTTCGTATTTTTCTTTATTAAAGAAATTAGTTTCGTGATCATAATACTGATCACAGAAATCTTCATCAAGAACAGTTGAAAATGCATAAATCATTTCATCAACAACCCATTCCCAACGCCGATGATATAAATCATCAAAATCCGATTCGTTTTCTATTGGTTCCGCTAGCGGAACGTGTGGTTTCGCTGCGGTTGAGCGAAGATTCTCCGGAACATCTTCATCATCAACAAATCCAGAACTATGTTTATTATCACGAATATTAACAAGAATGGGATGAATGATCAAAGCCATAGTATGATCAGCATTCCAAATATCATAATCGTCGATACGTATCTTGATCTTACGTTTTCTTTTTGAATAAATTTGGTTTAAAAACTTATTAACCCAAGTTTCGGCCAACCAATCGCCTATATCGTCGCATTTCTGCGCCGACACTCCAACATATTTAAGAAGGTCCACGATCTGATAAGGACCCCAAAAATTTTTATAAGGACCAATATTCACTTTCATAACAAAAACCTTTCTTAAGGAATTATAACTTTACGATCCGGATTAACAGGAGCAATTGTTCTTATGGTCCAGAAGTCTGAACATAGATTTGGATCGGTAATATAATCATAAGGAAAATAACAATAACCTTTATCACCCCAATCTTTGGACCAACTATTTAAAACTGTAAATTTTCTTGTATTATCATCATAACCAACGATAAGAATAGCATGACCGCCAGCCGATCTTGAGTTAGGAGTTGGCATTGGTACAATACCCGTTCTAGCCACTTCGTCTCCTTCAAATTCCTGAAAGATATTAGCACCAAATACAACTGGATAACCTTCATGAAGGCACATCTTTATTTCATTTTCGGTTTGTTCAACAGTCATGTATTGGCTTGCTTCATCTTGTATAGCGTCTTTATAAGATTGTTCTGTTGGTTTATCTTTAAACTTACTTTCAACATAAGGCCAATCAGTTTCAATAGGAGCGCCATATGTTCCTAATACTTTAGCACCGTCTCTTATTTCAGCACCAGCATCTTCATCAACAGTGCCTTCCATTAATCTTTCATTATAATAAACAAAGAGCCTTGATAATTCCATATCAGGTAAGCCCTGTTTAATTCTTGCAATTCTGTTTGCCATTGTTAAAGCCTGAGCAGTACAAGAACCTAATTCGCCTTGATCCAAAACTTCCGGAATAATAGGTCTTAGATCGACTGATGAAGGTAGAGACTTATAGACAACAGGATTAACTGTTTTAAGTCTAAAGTCTCTACTGTCTGGTTTAGATTGTTTCCAACCGTAATTTCTAGTAACCATAGTGGTACTCCTTTAAAAAGAACTACCACTATTTATTCTAAATTATTTTGTAGGAACCGGAGAAGCAGGGGCCTTTGGTACGAGGTTAATCAAGCCCTCAATAATTCCCGGCGAGACAAACATAGGAAGACCGTGCTTATCCATACCGCTTGCCAATCCACGCTGAACATCAAGCTGTGCAGTGGCCTGAAGAGTTGCCATGACCGGACCAAGCTTGGCTGCTTCATAGAAGTTATTGACAGTACGCTGAACTTCACTGTCAAATTCAAAAGTATCGGCCCAACCAATAAAGTTGATAGTGATACCAAAGTTCTTGAAATATGCCCTAACGTTCTTCTCGATATCGTCCATCATTGGTACATAATCTTCGTTGGCTTTATCGAAAGTACGACGACCAATTTCGTTACAAACCAGAGTCTGAACCTTCTTACGACCAACATCGTCCATTACACTCCAAAGGCTACGACCATAATAAACGCTCTGAAAGATAACCTGTGGATCGTTTGGATTGCCCTTTGGCTGCTGAACACCGAAGTTATAAAGAAACTTGGCTGCATCCTGCTCGGCAACACTGGCGGCAATACTAACGCCTGCAGTAATATTCAAACCTTCCTTGGACTGACAAGGAAAAGACTGATCAGTGTTTGAGCTGCCACGTTCCCTCGACTTAACCCATTCATGAGAATAAGGAGTACGATCAACAATATACAAGCGACCCGTTGGAACATAATAATCCCATCCATAATAACCGCCTGTGTTGGCCAACTTCGCGTGAGGAATTACGAAACGCTTTGAAGCAATCTTACGTTCGTTATAATACTCTTCACTTTCAAACTGAGCCTGACTGTCCTTATTGGCGCCGGCATCAGGAACCCAAAACGCTGTCTGGTTGGGAAGAATTGTATACGCTTCGGTCTTATCAGTCGTATCAGCGTAAGCCCATGCTCGATCAGACTGATATGTAAACACCATAAAGGCTAGAGAGGCGCTAATCGCAGCTGTAATCAAATTCTTTGTTGGCTTGAACCAGATAGCCACCAAAACAATAATAAGAGCAATACTAAACAATGCATTCACACCACTAAAAAACGAGAACGTGTAAACTGTCTGTAGATATGCCATATCGCTATTACCAAACTGATTGCTAGCAACTCGACCAGTTACAAGAGTGGCGATTGGAGTATAGAGATTCGTCAAGAAACTATAAAACGCCAAAACAACCAGTGAACCAAAAACTCGATTAAACATTTAATTTCCTTTCATATCATATCAATTAGTCTTCAACGCGACGGAAGCCCTCCGGAGTATACTCGCGCTGGCGACGAACATGATAAGTTCCCTTATCGAACAAAATAGGCTCATGAGTGTCAGTCGAACGAAGATGTTCGAGAGTAGTAGGCTCATTGACAACCAAGAGGCAATCCATGATCGAATCAGGCAGACGATACATGGTAACCGTATCAGCATCCATTACGTGATGGTGGCCGGTTTCGGAATGAGTGACAATGTTCTTACCGTTTTCAGGATCAACCTTGATCACATCAGCAGGGAGGGAATCGACACGACGAATGTAGATATCACCCTGAGCACAAACATTCTTAAAAGTACGCATTATAAGTTCTCCTTTTTAGGTACGTTTACATTATATACTTAGTTTGATTAAAAGTCAAGTACGAATTTCCGGAGGAATAAAGCTCTTTTTATCCATTCCCCAAGTCCAAGCTTGTGCCTCAAGCGCAGTCTTCATTTCCGGAGGAACCGGAAGAGCAAACTCACGCTTGGTGCCGCAAAGAACATGAAGGAACTTTTCTTTGCCAATGTCCGGAATGTTGACCTCGATCAATTCGCCAATTTCAGGATCGCCGTCCTTGTCGATAACCTTACCCTTCAACTGACGAATAACGTTAGCCCAACCAAGGATTTCCATCGCACAACGACGCTGCTCGATGTTGGCCCACTTGATGGCAATCGTCGGAGTAAGGCTAGCCTTATCCTCAATCCATTCAGAAGGAACGTGAACGCCATGCCAGCAATAGACCGAGAAACCATCACGATAACGGATCGAAGGACCGTCTTCACAATGCAAACGGTTTTCGTTGTCACGCTTGAGAATTTCAGGACGATCAGTGATGATAGCAATGTCCTTATACGCCCAAAACCAACCAGCGGACTTGGTAACACGAGTCAGAGGCTCAAGCTTCTTCGTACAATCAAGACCACAAACACGATCAAAGAAGTTGTAGAAAGAAATCCAACCAGCGTCATGCTGACCATAACCGGAAGCGTGGATATAGTTCTTAACAGTCTTCTTCTCTTTAAGAACTTCAACTTCGGCGTTAACAGCTTCGGTAAATTCCTTGGGCTCAAGGTTACCATACTTCTTCATGAACTTCTTGTCATTAAGAACATTGGCAGCGATACAGCCCTCGTAAGGCGAAGCAAAATGGAAGATGATCTTCGGCGGATCAAGACCGACAACAACATAAGCGTCGTTCAGACCTTCATCAGCAGTCTTCCAATCGGCGGGTTCAGTAGACAATCCGTAAGCGATAAACTCGTCACGAATAACAGGAATCATGGCTTCCTGCTCAGGCGTAAGCTTCTCAATCTTGTCAGTCATATTTTAGTTCTCTTTCACAGTTTCAATAATAAGATTATAGCTCGGGTTCATTTTAAAGTCAACTGATATTAGATCACTCGAAACACTCCTGATCGTAAACAGGACGACCAAAGCGATCATAACCGATCAGACATTCGACTGGCGGTCGCTGGTTATTAAGAATAATTGCCCCAACGATACCAAGGCCAAGTAGACCGGCACCGATACCAATGTTACGACCGTAATGACGATCAAATTGGCGACCAACCGGATGACCAACTCTTGGACCAAAGTGATGACCAGCATAAGAAGGCGAAATAGTGGCAAAAATAATTGCCGATGCGATAAGAATATTTTTCATTTATTGACCCCGAACAAAACCCAGTGAAAAAGCGAAATTCCTAGAAACATAAGAAAAATTATCACCATAGTTGCCGGAATCGCAAAAGCATAACTAAAAAAGTTATTCATGGGGTCTTTTCTATCTTGTTCATCTAAAAAAATAGTATATATAAATTTATGAACAAAATAGTAAACAAAGAACGGAACACAAGCAACAATAGCTCTCGCAAGAATGTCCATTATCAAACCCTCTCAAACAAGAATACACGAAATTCAGTATTGGTCAACCAGTAACCAACTTCCCAAAGATTGCTCAGAACATTATAACGCTTGATCATTATTCTTCTGCTATGCTCGAACCACAGTCGGTGTTCCCACAACAGTTACGCCATTCTTTGAAGTCCCACGAATCTGACGTGCAAACTCAACCGCCTCAAGAAAGCTATCAAACGTAGACTTACGCTCGATAATCAATCCATAAAGCGAAGGTGTATTAACGTCAAGATGTTTGACGGTATAGAGTACCTTGTGTTTATCTTTCATGTCAGACTCCTTTTATTTTATAATGATACCTTATTCATTTTTTAAAGTCAATCGAAAAATGCTCTAAAGAAAATAAAAACAAAAATGACAATAGGCAACCAGAAGATATATAAAAGAGCCTTTACGTCATCCTTGTTCATCCTTCTTACCTTTTCTAGTATAAGAGCCTTTTCCCTTTTTGCTCTTGACGATCCTTTGTTTATATAGGCCAGAAGCAAGAACTTTGGCCATAGGATTATGTTTATGCATCGACCTACTCTCCGACCTACGTTGTTACCTACAGAATATCAACCACTCGACCGCTCTGATCAACGGCGCGAACACGATAATTAGGATACCTTGAAGACAATTGCTTCATTGCCTGGACAATATACATAGAATTGTTCAGCGTCGTCTGATAGGTTACCCAATTACCAGTACCTTGCTGCAGCTGAATATTGATCATGATTCATTTCCATGATGTTGAAGTTTATCCAAACATTCTTGTTTAGTCTTAAATGGTCCTACTATCATTACGATATGACCGTCAACAGACTCCAAACCAAACCACATACCCCAAGTACTTGGGCTGTTATCATCAAAATCTTGCCATGTTCTTATCATGACCTATCTCCTGACCTAGCTATAGACCTACTGTTCGTTAACAGAAAGATGAGCGAAGCAATCAGAAACTCGCTCATCACCATCAAAATAGAACACCCAATCACCAAGCTCTTGTCGGTATTCCTTATTGATATACTCAAAACCACCGTAATACTGAAGAGTACGATCGTTGCTTATGTCAACCACAATTGTTGTACGATCTTCATCAACGTACAAACAATAACCAGCTCTTGAATCCAATCCAAGATCAGAAGCCTTGACATGATCAAGCTTTTGAACGTACCTCTCAACCTTATCGTTTATTGCTTCGACGAAATCGTAACCAGCCAACATGCATGTTTTCCTTTATTTCACAGACCACATATTGATTATACCGGAGTTATTTTTAAAAGTCAAGCGGCTAGCCGAAGAAATTCTCATATTCCTCGTCGGTCATGAGCTTTTCGCAATACATCCAGAGATCACCATCCTGCCAAAGGTTCCAACGATTACCTTTGCTGTCGACAAAGTAAATAGAATTCGTCACCGAATCCCAGGATTCCCAATACCATTCCGCATCGGGTCCCTCTAGAAGAGTTTCAATATCCGAGGGATTATAACCTTCCCAGGACTTACCAGCGTTAACAATTTCAGCGAAATCGCGAGGGATATAGACGCCACGATTATCAGAGAGGATAAGTTCGATACCAGACATTTGTTTGCTCCTTCATTTCAACTTATAACTCATTATAGCGCTGATTTGTTTTAAAAACAAATTCAAAATTTGCGATGGCGAACAATGTCCCATTTCACAACAGACCAAGAACCATCATCACGCTCATCAACGATTACGTGAGCAACGTTGCCTTTCACAAGAGCCAAGCGCGTCTCGCCAAGAGGGCCGACATAAATCTTATGTGGGAATACTACGTTGCGTCCGCCATGAGCAGGCGGAGAAAGAATCATCTCATCGGCAGCAGCGTAATCAAAAACTTTTCCACAAGTTTTCTCTATGAAGTAGCCAAGAGTCTTTTCGACGGCGGGCGCATTAGCCATTTTAGTTCTCCTTCAACCAACCTTATAAATCATTATAGCGCGGAAAAGTTTTAAAAACAAGCGCCCTAATTGACGGAAAAAAAGAGTGAAATGTGGTATTTGACGTAAAAATTAAGTGAAATACGCCGCTTGTTTTTAAAACCATATGAGGGTATTATTGGTTATAAGGTTGATAAGGGAAACGAAATGATCAACGTCGAAAAGGAACTCGCATTCCTAGATCTCGCCACCGACATTCTCAAATACACGCGCTCGGAAAGAGCCTTTATTCGCGAATGGATCAATAAGGGACACGAATTCAGCGGTAGAATTTGGGAAGAGCTCATCGAAAAGCTCGCTCGCACCAAGTTTAATGACACAGCCCACATGGATTTCACTGATGGGACTGAGGCCAAGACTGCGAGCACTCGTCTTTATAAAAAGAAAGAAGGGTCTACCGGAATTGTTGGCCAGATAACCAATGTGGCCGGCAAGACCGGATACATTCGCGTCGCTTGCTATAACAACCATAGCAAGAAGATTGACTTCTTTGTTCTTCCTCCAAACCACGACGTAACTATTCGTTTCGCTAAAAGTCAAGGTAATAAAGGCTGCATACAGTTTTCTTATAGTAGAAAAGATGACACTTATTCGGCTAACCTTGAGAAATATCGCGTTAAGAACATCAAGGAATGTTGTAAGCAGTTTAGATATCTGAAGCTGGTCGCTTGATTTTTTGGGCGACTCCGTTGATTTTAAAACGTTTCCGGGGTATTATTGATTATAAGATTGGATGAAAGGAAACGAAATGGCTAATATGTCTTATTGTCGGTTCGAAAACACTCTTCGCGATCTCCAAGATTGCTTGAACGTTCTCGACGAGGCTTGTGAGGACGATAAGTCTTTGGAAGATTTCGAGAAATCTCTTGGTTCCGATTACGAACGTCGGGCTTTCAAGAGCCTCTTGACAGTCGCCGAGGAACTTTTGATGATTGCCGATCGAATGGCGAACGCTGAAAACGAGGCTTGATTTTAAAACGTTCCCGCGCTATAATGAGTTATAACTGAATCAAACAGGAGTTCAATATGCCCCGTGGTGTTTACGACCGTTCCGCCGCTCGCGCTGCTCGCACCGAGAAGTTCACGGCCATCAAGGTCAATTATGATAATCAGCCGCACGAAACCGACGAGCAGATCGATGCGCGCATTTCCGAGCGTTTCGAGATTCTCGATGTTCTGACCGAAGCTTGTACGGTCGGCAACGCTCGCGCTCTTATCGTTTCCGGCCCTGCCGGTCTTGGCAAGAGCTTCACTGTCGAGAAACGTTTGAACGAGTGGGACCCCAACGAGATCAACCACACGATCGTCAAGGGCTATGTTCGCGCCACCGGTCTCGTCAAGCTTCTGTATCAATATCGCGAAGAGGGTCAGGTCATTGTTTTTGATGATGCCGACTCTATCTTCTATGATGATATCTCTCTCAATCTTCTCAAGGCGGTTTGCGACACGACCGAGCGTCGTCGTGTTTCTTGGTTGAGTGAGGGCAAGCTTATCGACGACGAGAGCGCCGATCTTATCCCGCGTTCTTTCAACTTCAACGGCACGATCATCTTCATCACGAATATGGACTTTGACGCGATGATCGATCGTGGCCATAAGCTGGCGCCTCATCTTCAGGCTCTGGTTTCTCGTTCGCACTACATTGATCTTTCTATGAAGACGCGCCGCGATTATCTTGTTCGCATCAAGCAGGTCATCAAGCAGGGTTTGCTCAACCATTTGAATGGCGTTGAACGTCATGAGGTTATTGAGTTCATTAACTCCAATCACGAGCGTCTCCGTGAGTTGTCGCTGCGCGTTGCTCTGAAGATTGGTGCTCTTCGCAAGCAAGGCGCTAACTGGCAGAAGATGGCTAAGATTACCTGCTGCCGCAATTAAATTCAATCCCCGGAAGCGGTTTGCTTTTAAAACGTTTCCGGGGTATTATTGGTTATAAGGTTGGTTGAAGGAGAACTGAAATGAGTTGGGCAGAAGCGTTTGAACATGTAGGCATCGCTGTTTGTATGTGCGTTGCTTTCTTGGGGTGTTTTCTTTTCCTATCAAGGCTCTGAATATGACTACTCTCACTGTTCGTATTCGCAACTCTATGTATCAATACCGCGACAGGTATTCTTACTTCATTCCAGAGTTTGTGGAGCATACAGGAGATGTAGTTCCTAATCCCCCATGGGTCAAGGCTGATTCATTTTGTCTTTCGACTGGCGATCCGTCTTGGCCTTTTCGTATTTTGTCCAAAGACGATATCGTTTGCGGTTGGAAACATTCGGGCTCTTCTCTCAAGAAAGAGTCAAAGGTTCAATCATATATCGTCAAAGGTTCAAAGTCAAGCTACGTCGTTACGATTGACGAGAAGAATAAGGCGTCTTGTAATTGTACGGGATTCGCTTATCGTAAGAATTGTTCTCATGTTAAAGAAGTTCTTTCGCGTCGGGACGCCGAGACAGAGCGTCGGGACGCCAGTTGATTTTAAAACGCATCCGCGTTATAGTAGGTTATAAGTTAAAGGGAAATGAAATGAACAACGAACACACTCAAAAGATCTAATACAGAAAGGTCAGTAACTTGTCTAAGGATATTCGTAATCTCCGTAAAGAGGCCAAGGGTCTTATTAAGAAGATGAAGAAGAACGGAATTGAATATGATGTGCCGGATATTTCGTTCATGGATGTCTTTGAACTACGAGAGTTTATTAATGCGCTCTTGTTGACTCTCAAAGGATATACTGCTCTTGTATAACATAAGTCGTGTTCAATATGAACTTAATACAGTAATAAAGTTTAAATATAAACCATTACCGAGTACAATAAATTATATCAGCGGATCATCTAGGATTGTGTTTGTTCCAATTTTAAATAATATTGGCAATGAAATACGCGACAATATTCGCGGTGGTTTGAAAGATATAGATATTACTGCTGCCAAAACACTGATGATTAATGGTGAATTGTGATGTACGATGTTGAGAGAATCGACAGAGCTTCTTTTTATCTAAAATTTTTAGAAAAAATAGACCTTAAAAATATTAATGATGCTATCCAAGGTGATATTATTAATACGATTGTTATTGGGCTTAATCCGATTCTTAATGGGATATATGAACGAATAGGTGATGAAATAAAAGATCAGCTTATTGATATAATTGAAGACAAACTAGAAAGCCGATAACATGTATCAAATTGAATTAGATCATGACAATGACGATATTCTTTGTATCTTACATAAGATGTATGGGGAACTATTTAAAGAATTATATTACCCATTAGATAACCAAGCTGAAGACCAATTCCTCGACCAACTGTTTGACCCAATACGCGACCAATTCCTTGACCCACTGGTTGGCCAACTGTTTGACCCAATACGCGACCGACTCATCGACCAACTTGTTGACCAACTGTTCGACCTACGGAAAGACCAACATAATGGCTAGAATAACCAAACGCTCATTGTTTACTAATAAGGTTAGAACACTTGATATTCCTCAGTACACTCAGGAAGAGTTTGATAATAGATATAATGCTTATTTGAAACAAGGTAAACTCATACAAGATGTATTCCCTGATCTATCTTTATCAGCAAGAGAGTTTATAATGACTGGTATTACTGATGAAGAATGGTATGAATTTATGAGTGACGCTGATACTAAACAAGAGAAAGCGTCGGGACGGTTGAATGATTGGTATGAATAGTTGATTGTTGATGAATATTCGTGGGTTCTTTGTGAATCCTTTGGTGTTTCTTTGGAGTTCTTCGTAGTTGTTCGTAGTTGTTCGTAGTTGTTCGAGTTTCTTTGGTGAATTTCTTCTAAGTTGGTAAACGTTTACTAATTGATTTAAATCCCGTTTAATAAATGTTTTCTTAGTATTTGACTGAGAAATGTCGTGAAATACTGGGGCTCGCTGTTGCTCTGCGGCTCTCTTGGTTGAACTTTAAATTTGCGCTCAAAAAGTTTTAAAAGCAAGCCCAAAGATTCTTAGTTGTCGCTCGATAATCTTTGAGCGCCTCCTTTTTTTTAAAACGGAAGCGCGCTAATATTAATTATAAGGTTGAAACGAGGGAAACGAAAAATGAGCGAACACCGCACGAACTATTCGGCCTCTGAGATTCTTCGCCTGATCGCGACGGCCAAATTTCGCCCGTTCGACGAGGCCGATTGGGACGCGTTCCCCGGTTGTGAGTCCGAGAATCCAATGATCGCTGAGTACGAATACAATGGTCGCACTGGGGTTATCGTTCTTGACGGGGATCGCGGCGCCGCGATCCCCGATATCGTCGAATTCGTCGACGAATTCGGCGGCCAAATGTTTTCTCTCAGCCTCCTCGATTAAGGCTTGAAATTAAAAGCCAAACGGGTTATAGTAGGTTATAAGTTGATGAAACGGAGAAAAATGATGAATATGGTTTCCTATACCTATATGGGCGTGAAGCGTTCTTATACTCCTGTGCCGCTGAATAAGCTTGACGTTGTTCGGCTTGAGCTTCGGGCTAAACTAGCTGAGCTGAAGGCCACTACTGGTGATGAGTTTATTCTTCGTACCTTTTACCTTGGCCCTCGTAAGTATTATAACCACAATACTTTGAAAACTGACGCTCGCTGCGCTAAAATCGGTGTATATAAGGTAGAAAAGCGCGGAAAATACGTTTATCCTAACGGTGAATTTTACCGCTACGTGAATTCTGAGTTGAAATATTACGTTTAAGGGCTTGACTTTAATTCAACTCGGGCGTAGAATGAATTATAGGTTGAAATAAGGAGCTGTCTGATGGTTGTGAAATTGAGCGCGAGCGAGGCAATTGTTCTTATTGCTAAGACCCAGTTCTCCCCTTTTACTGAGTCCGACTGGTCTGCGTTTATGGGCTGTGAGGCGGACGAGCCGCTGATTGGTTACAACGGAGACTATTGCTTAGTTCTAGATGGCGAAACTATTAACATCATTCACGGCGAGGACGAGTACGGCGGACAATTGTTTAGTTTCAGTGAGATGTGATTTGACTTTAATTCAACTCGGGCGTAGAATGAATTATAGGTTGATAGGAGAACTGAAAATGCTGAAGCCCAACGCCTCTAAGATCGCGAAGCACGCAGCCGTCGACGAAGCGGTCGGCGAGTTCCTCTCTCGTGGGGGAGTAATCGTTCGACATAAAGACGCGGTCGCCAACAGCCTGAAGAAGCGTCGTTATATTAAGCGGGCGACAACTGTGAAGTCCGCTTAATATTCAGAGCAGCGGTTGCTTTTAAAACGAATCCGAGTTAGAATGGTTTATAACGTTGGAATGGAGAACTCTCATGCATAAGCTCAACATCGTCTATAAGATCCCCACTGGCCGTCGTGGTCGTCCTGAACTCTTCACCAAGAGCGTGAAGCTGCCTGTTCGTCGTGGCCAGTGCACTGGCCGAATCAACGAGGCGCTCGATAAGTATCTGCCCGTCAAGGCCGAATTGGTCGCCTAGTAATCGAGCGATAATCTTCTAGGGCTCCTTGCCTTTAAAAGATGCTCGGGTTATAATACGTTATAACCTAAACGAAACGAAAGGAATTAACGCATGACCGCTCTCAATAAGGCCGCGACTGCTCTCAAGCTCTATGCCGACGGCTTCAAGGATAAGGACTCGTTCAACACCGAGTTCATGAAGCTCTTTCCCGACTTCCCTCGCTCGACCGCTGGTTACTTCAGCGATGCGTTCCGTCATCACAATCCCGGCCAGTCTCAGCGCAAGGGTCGTGCTGCTTCTCCTCCGAAGGAACCGAAGGCTCCCAAGGAACCGAAGCCTGTCAAGGAGAAGGTTCTGAAGAAGAAGGCCGAGAAGGTCGTGAAGGAAAAGCCTTCGAAGGCTTCTGCGCCCGTGAAGAGCCTTGATGAGATCGCCAAGATCAAGGCCGCTAACCTTGCTCGCATGAAGGCTGTCTCTGAAAAGACCAAGAAGTACACGATGGTTGCTCGCGAAGAGGGCGCTGGTGTGCCGAACTTTGATCCCGAGAAGGCTCGGGCTGAGGTCGCTACATTCCTTGACACTGGGGACATTGATTCCTTCGCTGCTCCGGAGAAGCTTTCTGCTGATCAGGTCAGAGCTCTGGTCTGATCAACCAAACAACCATTATATATCGGGTGGGGTTTAAAAACAAGCCCCACCCATTTCACGTTTTGATTACGTCAAATACGATGAGAAAAGCGATCGGATTCTTGCGGCATCTTAAAAAACAGTGGCCTCTAAGTCATTGATATTATGTATGAAAATTTCAGGGCTTTTAGATTTCGAATTTCGCTAAGTCGTTGATTTTATTGGCATTCGTTCTAGACGCTTTGTTGAGAGTGAGAGATGCTGGGTAACCGGGCACTCTGCGTCTCTCGGGCTGCATCTCTGTTCTAGAGCCTCCTTGCTTTTAAAATCGATCCGCGCTATGATTGGTTATAAGGTTGATAGACGAGGCACGAGGCCTCTATAGGAGAACTGATATGACACATTCCGAGGCCGAATTCCAACGCTCCATGTTCGCGCTGTCGATGCTGCTGTTCGTTGGCGCACTGTTCCTTGTTGGCTTTCTTGGAGGTTGAGTCATGCGTAATTATGCTTTCTTTATCGCCATGATGGTGGCCGCGACCCTGATCATTCAGGCTGCTATGTTCTAGAGCCTCCTTGCTTTTAAAAGCAACTCGGGCTATAATGGGTTATAAGGTTGATAGACGAGGCACGAGGCCTCTATAGGAGAACTGAAAATGCTGAAACCCAACGCCTCTAAGATCGCGCTGGCGATGCTGGCCATGATCGACGATCACCTCGCCCTCACCGCCGCCTTGGTGGTGGCCGCGACCCTGATCATTGAGGCTGCTATATTCTTTATGTGAGGTATTGACATGATGGTAATGATCGGTTTTTTAATTTTCTTGCTTGGATTTTGTATTGGTAAGATGCTTTTACCCTGATGGAGATGTATTATGATTGAAACGATTCTTATTGCCCTTGGTATCATGTTCATCCTGACGGCTACATTCCTGCTTGGGGTGTGGATTGGTGCATACCGAGCCACTGATATAATCTATAACAGCCTGCAGAGCTCTGTGCACATTCTCGAAGAGAAGGCTGCGAAAGAAGCTGCTGCGACGTCAGCGGAGACCGAGGATGAGCGACGATAACATACTCTTTGTATCCAGACAAGGCACAATCGCGATTGAATGGTTCGATGCTGTTGTTTGGGATGCTGGCCATTATGGCTCGGAAGGCAAACATGCGATAGTGTCGTATCCGGGCTCTAAGTGGCTTGTCGTGGATAGTGTGTATTCTGCATATGAGTCCAAGAAGCCGCAGACGCTGCTTTATGTGGGCATTCATTATGACGGCGATGATCTTAATGCAGTTCGCGTAGACCCCAAAGAGTTCGAGCCATTGGCAGATGGCCAGAAGTTGTCGGACGACCTTTATCGTAGACACAAGAAATCCCATAGGATCGCATTGCGTAGATCGACTAACTCTGATCTTGAGAGCCAAATACGAGACGCCGAAGAAAGAGCCATGGCGTATTTGATGCTTGCGCGAGACATTAGAGCAAACCCTGATCAGAAAAGATTCGCTGCTTCGTATGGCTCATACGTTGTCGGGTATGTTCGTCCATAGCAGTTTGCTGTTAGAGCAACACCGTTGCTTTTAGGAACAACGTAGTTGTTTTTAAAATAATTTCAAGGTATACTAGGTTATAAACATTGAAGCAATAGGAGAATTGTTATGGGTCTTGATATGTATCTGTCTGCCAAACGCGATATTTGGGGGTTCGATGCTGAAGACAAAAATCTTGGTAACTCCATTCAGAAATTGTTTCCGGAGCTTGATGATATTCAGGCCCGATTTAATTATACTATCGTTAATAGCGTCAAGATTGAAGTTGGTTATTGGCGCAAGGCCAATGCCATTCATCATTGGTTTGTTGAGAACGTTCAAGGCGGTGAGGACGTTCAAGGCGGTGAGGACGAATGTCATCGTCATGAAGTAACTCGTGATAAGCTTAAAGCCCTCAAATTGGTTTGTGAAGCTGTTTTGAGAGATCGCTCAAAATCTGTTGTTCTTTTGCCGACTCGTGATGATTTCTTCTTTAGTAGCACTGATTACGATGAAGGTTATTATCAGGATATCACTGATACGATTGATATTATTGATCGTTGTTTGAAGCTTCCCGACAATTGGAGTTTTGAATATTGTAGCTCTTGGTGAGTAATCATGTATAACATGTCAGACCTTGAATATAAGTTGAATACGAAAATTCCCAACGAAACTCATGTTCGGGTTTTAAAACATTTATCTAATGAATTAATCGTTCACACTGCAAATGAACTTGGTTGGAGAAATTCAGACTTTCAAGTTCAGGTTTTGTATCAAACTATTGCTGAAGTCAGAAAAAGTATGAAACATGTATGATACAACAGAAGTTCATGATCCGGCGGACCGAACATTCCAACAAGTAAACGATCAAGCTTGGTACCAAGTACAAAATCAGGTTTACTTTCATGTAAGCTATCAATTTTTGCGTCAGTCCAAAGATCAATTTGGGGATCATATACGTGACCAAATTGTTGATCAAATAAGAAATGAGTTAAAAAATGTATGATACATTAGAAGTCGATATCAAATATCCTAACGCTCTTGTTATTGAAATTGATTCGCGATCATTATGTTGTTTATATGCATATGGCCTTATTGGCGCCTAGCAACGTTAAGGATAGATTGGTTAGACAGATTATTGACGAGCTTAAAACTAATATTTCATATTCACACTAATGATTATACCGACTATTGAATAAAAGGTCAAGCGTTATTTTGAACTACATTGGAGATTATTATGAACGACAGTAAGTTACAGCGTATTATTTTTATTGATATTGATGGTCCTATTATCAATACTCCTTGTTTTTATATCGATCCGATGTGTTCGATGAACCGTTCGGTTATGAATACGCAGGCTATCGGTTACGTCAATCGTCTTGCTCAAATCGTCGACGCCAAAATTGTTACAAACTCAAGTCACAATTCTTATTTGGTTGAGAATATTTTGACGCCCGAGAAACGCGATTTGAGGCAAGACCTGATCAAATGGGGTATGAAAGAGGATTTGTTTCATACTGTTTGGCGTACAGGATTTCCTGATAACGCAAAATTCAATGCCAATTGGCATAGAAGGATGGATGCAATCGAGGATTGGCAAGAGGCTAATGGCGAGTGTGATTGGATTTGTTTCGATGATGATAAATTTACTTCTAGAAAGAATTTAATTGTCATCGATTTTGAAACTGGTATTGATCATGCTGCGTATAGGAAGGCGGGGAAATTTTGGGGTATTAGAAAAGAGCCCATCATTTATTGAGTTGACTTTTAAACGTTTTGGGTTTATGATTGGTTATAAGATGGAGAGTTAGATGAGCAGTCTTGTTGGTGATATCAGAGCGGTAAATTATTGGGATTGGTATGAACCGATTTGGGACGGGGTTACGCTCCCAAGACCAAAGAAAGAACTAGTGGTTAGTAGTTACGAGTTGCAAATTCGTAAGGTTGTCGTCTCGGATCAAGGGTTGCCAACGTTGTCTGATTGGATGCCTATCCAAGTAGTGGACATTTATCCTGAGGGAGCGAAATGAAGCATCGTAAGTTGGAAGATTATAACCCTAATGGTCACGTCGTTTCCGTTTACGATAAATCAAGATTGATTGAGCGTAAGGAATATCCTACTTACGGTAAAGCGATGCATGGCATTCTAGCTTTAGAAGCTCAGTACCCGCATTTTAAGGTTGAATACCGAGATCAACGAGTTTTTAGGACCGACACTTATGAATGAGCAAGGTAAAAATCTGATTGAAAACTTTAGATGGGAGGCCAAAGCGAAAAGGGTCGGTCCCACTAATATTAGTTATTCGTTCACTCCGGAGGAACTCGAAAAATACTCTGAGATGATCATCAAAGAGTGTGTCGATATTATGTTGACGGAATTGAAGAATACTTCTATGCTTTTGTCTAATCCAGGCAAAAGTTCTGCAATTTGGGAAGCTAGAAATAAAATTAGCAAACGGTTTGGAGTTGATTTCTGATGCATAGAATCATTCAAAACGAAGTCAAATGTCTTAAGTGCGAAGAGATTATTTGGTCAGCACATCGTCACGACTACAAGAGTTGTAAGTGTGGTTCTATCGCTGTCGATGGAGGAACAGACTATCTAAGACGCGTCGGAGATTTTTCAAACGTCGAAGAGCGGTCAATGTCGATGGACGAGGAGGCGATTTATAAATGTATAGAGGCTGTTAAATGGGGTAAGAAATCTGGTCGTAACGAATACGGTATCTCTCTAGCTGTGATCAGAGCATTGAGGGATACGGGTTATCTTAACATGGAAAAATTCAAAGGAGAATAATATGAGCGCAGAAATTATTGATTTTGTTTCTAAGAACGTTCCGGTTGATTTTGGGTTTGTCAAAGGCGAAAAGGTTAAGAAGCCCAAGACGCCTCAAGATTATCAAAATCTCTTGAAGAAGTTTTTGACGACAGAGGATTATGAAGAAGTTCTGCTTTGTATTATGGATGATGAATATTACGATTCTGCGGACCCTGAAATTCAAAAAATTGTAGACGCTTACGATTCCTTTTGGTGATATATAAATATTATCAAAACAGGAGTTAAAATGGACTGTGTAGCAATAGGTGACGATATAGCGATAGGAGTTGCTGCTCCTCTTACTTGTGAAGTTAGAGCAGCAACAAACTTGACTAGTTCGCGTATTATTCAATATGCAAACGGTACGTATCACGCCTATTGTGTTTTGTCTGCGGGAACTTTTGATCCAAACAGTAGTAAGCTATCGACAAATTTGATGAGTATTAGAAACGAATCAAATTGTAAGTTTTACGTTTGGATTTTACCTGTTAATTCAACAGCTTCTAAAGTTGTTAGTTCTGTGGCCGTAAAACATTCTGATTACACAGTATCTTTTACTCCAGGTATTGATGGTATAACGCCTTCTAGCTATAATGATCTAGCTGGCGCCATACTCAATAAAACTAACAACTAAATAAAAAGTATTCTTCTTTACAGTTAGGGCGATCTGTGTTGAAGTATTTGTTTTTGTTAAAATCGCTAAACTCAATATATTGAAAGGAAATTAAAATGGCTCCATTTGTTGTTGTGGCCCTTGTGGCTGCAGGTTTGTTTGGTACTGGTACGGTTGTTCGTGAGCAGCAGCCTGTAATTGGTACGGTTCTTCAGGGCGCTGGTGTTGGTACTCTCGTTGGTGGCGGTATTGGCGCTGCTGTGGGCGTTCCTTCCGCTCTTGCCACTGGTTTTGGTGCTACCACTACCGCTGGTCTTGTTACTGGCACTGCTATCGTCGGTGCTGGTGCCGGCGCTGCAGGCGGTTATGTTCTTCAGAATCGCGCTCCTGCGGTTATTGCTCCGTTCGAGAATAGCCTTCAGAACGATGTTAATGTTCTCAAGCAGGACGTTGCTTCTCTTAAGGCAAAGCGCCATAAGAAGAAGGTTGTTGCTTCTAAGTAACATATTAGAGGGAGCTTCGGCTCCCTTTTTTATTTCATAATTGCGCTTGCTTTTAAAACAAATCCGTATTATAATAAGTTATAAATTGGTTGAGCGGTTCGGCCAATAAAGAATGAGGATCTATATTATGGCACACGAAATTGAATTTGTTGACGGTAAAGCTCAGATGGCCTATGTTGGTCAGGTTCCCTGGCACGGTCTTGGTACACGAGTTCCGGCCGATCTCACTCCCAATCAGATGCTTGATGCGGCTGGTCTTAATTGGACCGTGCGTAAGGTTGAGGCTACTGCTTACGATTTCGAGACCGATCGTCTTTATACTCTTGATCGGGCGGCTTTGATCCGTAACAATGATGGTAAGCTTCTCGATGTCGTTTCGAACGATTGGAATCCCGTTCAGAATGAGGAAGCCTTTGAGTTCTTTAACGAATTCGTGGCGGCTGGTGATATGGAAATGCATACCGCTGGTTCTCTGAAGGATGGTCAGATCGTTTGGGGTCTTGCTAAGATCAAGGAATCTTTCGAACTCTTTAAGGGCGATCGTATTGATTCTTATCTTCTTTTCTCTAACTTTCATAAGTACGGATTTTCAACGGACGTCCGATTCACCCCTATTCGTGTTGTTTGTAACAACACTCTTTCGCTTTCGCTTTCTTCGAAGGTTGAGCGAATGGTTAAGATTTCTCACCGTAAGGTTTTCGATCCTTCGAACGTCAAGGATATGCTCGGTATTGCTACCGACAAGCTTGTAAAGTATAAGGATATGGCTTCTTTCCTTGGTTCTAAGAAGGCCAAGAACGAAGATATCGTTGAATATTTCAAGCGTATTTTCCCTGTTTCGGGTTCTGGTGATAAGAAGAAGGAAGTTTCTAAAAATGCGCAGACTGCTCTCGGTATTCTTCATACTCAACCTGGCGCTGAATATGCCGAAGGGACTTGGTGGCAGCCTTTTAACGCTGTTACGTATTTGACCGATCATCTCGCGGGTCGTTCGCCCGATTCGCGTTTGGCTTCGGCTTGGTACGGTCAGAATAAGAACCTCAAGACTAAGGCTCTTGAACTTGCTGTTGAAATGGCCGAAGCGGCTTGATTTTAAAAAGGATCTAAGCTATAATACAATATAACTTGGAGAACAGTAATGGCTCGTCGTCAACCACTTATCGCTAATCGCAAACAGAAAGCTCCTCGCGTTTCTCGTTCGGAGCAGTACATCGTCAACTATAAGTATCTCGGCGACGAGCCCCTTTTCGATAAGGTTCCGTCAATTTCGGAATATTCTCAGGCTTTGACTTGGTACAATTATATGTGTACCAACGACGAAGCTCGCGGTTATCTTAAAGATTACCTTAAGAGCAAGTCGCGAACCGAGGAATTGAAGAAGCTTAATCGCGTATCTGATACTTGGGTTTCAACGACCGCTTGTTGGGTCGCGCGTATGATCACTCGTGGTTCTAAGATGCCAGAAACAGCGGGAACTTTCCTTGAAACTAAGATCAAGGAGATGCTTTCTCGCGCGAAGGTTGAAGAACCTGTTGTTGAAACCGAAGTCAAGAAGCCTACGGTTAAAGAGCGTATTCAGGACAAAGCTTCTGACATTATCGGCGATATCGAGGAAATGATTGATTCTGACGTTAAGTTTTCGCTTTACGATTGGATGAAGTCGAAATATATTCCCGCTGTTTACGCTTCTATGATTGTAGAGAAGTATACACCATGGCTCGACGAGTTGCTTGAGGCTCTCGAAGGCAACGATAATCAACTTAAAGAGGCTTATCGTTATCTTTCTAAGAAACAACTCAAGGAACGAGTTTTGTTCTTTAACTCGTTGATCGAGGACGCCGAACGTTATGGCGCTGTGACTAAAAAGACGCGTAAACCACGTAAGCCTCGCGCTGTTTCGGTCGAGAAGAAGCTCAAGAACCTTAAGTATCAAAAGGAAGATAAAGAGTTCAAGATCGCTTCGGTCAATCCAGAAAAGATTATTGGCGCTCAAGAACTTTGGACGTTCAACACCAAATATAAGACGTTGACCGTACTAAGAGCTCTTGATCGCGGTGGTCTACAAATCAAGGGTACGAGCGTTTTGGGGTACGATGAAAACAACTCCGTAACCAAACGTACTGGTCGCAAGCCAGAAGAATACATTAAGAAGGTTTTGGAAGGTGGTAAGATCGTATTGCGTAAGCTTATGGATGAGTTGAAGAAAGAAGCTTCTTTGGCTTATCGTATAAACGAAAATACTATTCTGCTAAAAATCACTTGACCTTTTCAGCAGAATAGGGTAATATAAATATGTTGCTTGGTCGTTGAGGCGTAAAGAATAGATGCTTTGGACGTGGGTGCGAATCCCACCTGGTCCACCACAGATACACCGGGACCGACTCGAAAGAGACTCCTTAGAAGATGAGGGATTAGGTGTATCTTTGATGGGCCAGAATAGGTTCGACAAGGTATGTCAAGGTTACGAGTAGACTAAGTAAAAACGTTAAATGCAAACGATAACAATGCATCTGGTTTCGCCCTAGCGGCGTAACATGAGTCCGGCAGGAACTTGGAAACAGAATCCTGCCATCTTTTCATGGCTCCTTAGCTCAGCTGGACAGAGCACCGGATTTCTACTCCGGGCGTCGAGGGTTCGAATCCTTCAGGGGCCGCCATTTTGCTTCTGTAGTGTAACGGTCAGCACCCGGTCCTTATAAGTCCGTATCGCCAGATTAGCGAGGAGTCTTGGTTCGAATCCAAGCAGAAGCACCAATTTTTAAGGGTATGATATTAATGGAAGCATTAGCGAATAGTAATTCTTTTATAGAAGATATAGAAAAGTTATGTCGAACTAAAAACATAGAATACATAGACGCTGTTGTGCTTTGGTGTGAAAAAAACAATCTCGAAGTTGAAACAGCAGCGTATTGGATACGTAAAGATCCAACGATGAAATCAAAAATTCAAGCTGAAGCGGAAGTCCTTAACATACTTAAAAGATCGGCACGCCTTCCTATTTGATAAATATAAGATGGAATCAAATAGGGAGAGTACCATGTATCTCAGAACTATAGGGAAACCATCCAAAATACAATTAAAACTTTGCAAAGAAGCTGTGAAGTTTTATGGTAAATTTCTTTTAGGCGAAAATTTATATAATAAAGTATCAATAAAATTAAAATTTGACGAAACTATAATCAAATCTAAAGATTTTGCGTATTGTGGTTGGGACGATAATAATCACCGATCTAGAGAATTTACGATAGTAATATCGCCTGTTCTTAATAGAAAACTTATGCTTAAGACCCTTGCTCACGAAATGGTTCACGTCAAACAATACGCGAAAGGCGAGCTTAAAGATTATCTAATATCAAACAAATCAAAATGGAAGGGCGAAGTATTCATTCATGATGAAGTAGAATACTGGTTTCAACCTTGGGAAATAGAAGCCCATGGTATGGAAATGGGATTATATTTAAAATTTGTTGAACATATGAGAGGAAAAAAAGATGAGCGTAAAAGCTTATGTTGAAACTGTAGTTGATGTTGTCCTTGATGATATCGCCGAAGAAGATTTGATTGATTATCTCGAGGATAAAGGATATGTGATCAAAGAAGGCGAATCCGTAAGCGAAATAGAAAATCTATATTACGATTGGCTTTCTCTTCCACCAGATGCTTTTAATAAAGTTCTCAAGAAATTTTTCAGCGAACAATTAGACAAGATTGTTGTATGACCACAGCAATAGAAGCGTATAAAGAATATCTGGCTCTTAAAAATCATTTTACCAAAACATCCTATAATTATTTTAAGTACAATGGTAAGGCTAGAGTAAATCAATCAACGTTTGAAGCAAGAAAAGATAAACTGTTTTTTCAAAAGCTAGCGAAACATCCGGACGTAAAGAACTTTTTGGTCGCCAATTTTTCAATTAACGAGAAAACCTGGATCAAAGAATTAGCATATTCAGAAGAAGCTGAGAATAATTATAAGGACTGGCTGAAACGACAGCAGTCCTTATCTTACGTTTTCAAACAAGATTTGTCAAAATTAGACGACAATTTCAACGATAACTTTATTTGTCGTGATAATGAACATCCGATTTTATTAAAGAAATATCTAGGAAAAGAAATTTCCCTAGAAACTTTATGTTTGCTTTTAGATATCACTGGCGCTAAAAAGCATTGGGATACTAAAATGCAATACGATTTGGTTTGGGATAATCTACGAACCAGAGTGGAGAAATATACTCCTTTTATTAATGTTGATAAAGAAAAGATCAAAAAATTGATAGTTGACTTTTTCATTGAATAGGTTATACTAAATAATGTTGGACGCTATACGTGGTCCAATGCAAAACATACATTGCTATACAAAACATACGGAGAATATATATGGTAGATTTTAAAAAACTTAAGTCGATGTCTGGTAAGAAGTCTCTCGAAGCACTTAACGCAGAACTTTCAAAGATTTCTGGTGGACAAGAAGGTAAAAAGGGCGATGATCGTTTGTGGTCGCCAACAGTAGATAAGGCTGGTAACGGTTATGCCGTTATTCGTTTCCTTCCTCCTCCCGCTAATGAAGATGTTCCTTTTGTTCGTCTTTTCGATCACGGATTTCAAGGACCGGGCGGTTGGTACATCGAAAACTCACTAACCACAATTGGTAAGGATGATCCAGTTTCTGAGTATAATACCAAGCTTTGGAACAGCGGTATTGAAGCTAATAAGGAAATTGCTCGTAA